GCAGACTTTCTGCATATTTTCCTCTGTTATCACACTCTCAAGACCAATATGTATATTGTCGTCACCCTTGCCAACAAAGGTGACATAGTCATCAATGCTTTCTTCAACAGGAATGCCTAGAGTAAGTTTCCAAGCAAGAGTGTGAAGATTAGCATTTGTGAAGGAATTGAACCAAGTAAGGAGATGGCCAGAAGGCCTATGACCAACATTAGAGAAAACAAAACCAAGCCTTGTGAAACAGACAGGCCAGATAATGTGTTCAGCTAAATTTTTGATCAAATTCCAATACTGTGGTTCATAAAAACTACAAATGAACTCAATCTCATCAATCATGAGTTCTTTGTAGAGTGAATGGTCAAATTTAGACGCATCGCCCATGGCGGCTCTTACTCCTTGACCAATATCATTGCCCTTGACTTCCCAGTTTTCCCAGATACCGTGAAGCCAATCACCCATATCTTGCATTGGAATATTAGGTGCTTCTCCTTTGAATAGTTTCTGTTTCTTCATGTGGTGAGACATGAATTCTCCATAGACCATCCAATCAACAACACGGGCAACGCAATCACCATAATTAATTAAACGGGGTGTTATCTTTCCATCACGGCTCACTTTGGATTCAACTTTATGATGGATAGTTTGATAGAAATCACAATCGATTCCCATCTCCAATTTGGCCATAGCTTCATTAACGAGCCTCTCGCAATCAGGATCATTAAGGAAAGCCTCCATGTCAGCCCATTTATCTAACATGCCAGCCGCACCCTGTTTATTAATCATGGTTTTTACTTCAGAGAGTGTCAAGATTCTAAATTTAACATCAGTTTTTGTCCTCAGAGTCCACATGTTCCTCCATAATAGATCTTGATAAGTATCATCAGGTTGGAACAGATGTCGATCCATTCTCTTTTTGATACTTTCAACAACATCTTTAATGTCCTTACTCACTTGGACTACCACAGAATTTGCGGGTGTCCAAGCAAACAAATGATTCACAATAGCATTTGTATGAGCAGAAACGATGCAGCTATTAGGAGGAGGTTTGTGATCTTTCTTATACGTCCCAAGTACAATCATGTTATCAAAATGCGTAATTTTATTCGCAGCCGCTAGAGGTCCAATAATTTTTCTCTTTGCAGCAGCAATTTGATTAACACGACCCAACCGATGTTTAAATTCCATTTTTAAACTTGGGAACTCTTCAGTACCACCTCTTGTCCATCTAGGTTTTAAGACATGGTACATCTTCTCCTCTCTCTGAGGATTTTTCAATTTTTCTCGAGCGGAAGGTAAATCATTCCACTCAATCAAGTCCATTTCAGTCAATGTGGGGTACGTCAAATGTCTGGGAACATGTATCATACCCTCAGTTATATTCCTCTTCTGAATAATAAGTTCTTGGCTAAGATGTTTCATATGCCAATAACGAATTGAGGAATAAGCTTTAGGTTGATTGCCCATTACTCTAGTGGTTTTCACAAACAATTTGAACTCTCCATTTTTAGTAGTGGGAGGATAAACAAATTGTGCATTTCCACAACAGGCAACCAAATTCCAAAAATCTTCATCTATTACATTTTCCGTGTAGAAAATACAACTAGATTGTGGAGTCCTTAAATGGTCGTATGATTTCTTGTTATCTTGAGTAGCATTAACAATGATAAGATCAAACCTATCATCTACCAAGTCGTCGGTTATTTCACCTCTGACTTTAGTATAACATACCATGTTTGACTTATGAGTGTTAATAGCTGGATGATTATCAGCGTCAACAACAATCATTCCATCCCTAGAAAACCAAGAAACATACTGTGTAAGTCCTGGATGTGGGCAAACTAGTAGGATCTTCTTTTTGCTGAAGATGACTTTAATTTCAACGTGGCCAGGGGCTTGTGATCGATAATCACACAAGGTTTTGGTCACTTTGTCAAAATCAGCAAAATAATAAAACCACTCGTCCATAATGAGAGTATTCTCGATGGGCTGATGTCTACCGAGATAATTTCGTTTAGCATCTTCAGCACACCACCTGCTGATAACATTCATATCATTTCGGATGATTAGTTCATCAAACACGATTGGTGCAGAAGTACTACCATCATTACTCAACATAAGAACGGACTCTTCACAAGGGTCAAGC